ACCCACAACTCATGCCTCAGAAGATGCCACCCCAGACAGTTCCACCGGATATTTTAACAAACAGTGAGAATTCTTTTGCATATGCCCAGAGGGTCAGTTTAGTAAGTGAGGCAATGAAGGGTGAAACAGCGAGAAGTGGGGAATCGGGTGTATTGTTTGAGGCTAAGGTAGAGAGGGCAGCTGCTGCAATTAACCCATATTTTAAGAATCTTTCACGATTAAGAAAGGTAATTGCCGAGGATTTTCTGGACAATTTTGGATGGGTTTATTCTGAGGAAAATAGAATTGTAGAGACAAAGAACGAGGGTGTTTTTGCAGAAGCGATTGTAAATCTTTCAATGGTAGGTCAGACCATAAACAGTGTAAAAAATCCTTCGATATATGTAGAGCTGGATGAGGGTGATGAGAATGTTACCAACAAGGAAGAGAATTTTAACAAGATGTTGGCTATGGTAAATGTTATTGGTCAGATAAATCCAGCATTGGTTGATATCCAGACACTTGTGGAATATGCCCCAATTAAGGGTTCTGACAAGATGTTAGAGTTTATAACAAATATGATTCAATCTCAATCTGAATCAGCACAAGAACAGGGAGATATAGAGAGAACAAAAGCTTTATTAGAAAATCAAAAGATTGAAAGAGGTATGATTACAGACGAAGAGAAACTTAGAATTGAGCATGACAAGGCGAACAAGCAAAAAGGAGCATCGTAATGTTGTTAAAGAAATATAAAAAAGGTGGGAAAGTAAAGGGTAAAACACATAGAGAAATAGCTTTAGGTGTCTATAAAAAACAAATGGAAGGTAAACCATTAGTTGGTTATGAAAAAGAGTATTCTAAATCCGGTTCTTATAGAGCTTTTCAAAAAACTAAACCATATGATGAAGTAGGACATTTAAAGGTAACTGGTCAAACTGGAGATGCTCCAAAACCAAAAAGATTAGACACAGAATTTGGCAGAAGTGCTGGTGCTTCTCCACTTGCTAAAGCAAAGGCTCATATTAAGAAAAAACGAAAAGCAAAGGATAAGGATAAAGAAGAAATTCAAAGACCGATGTGGTTAGATGTTCCTACTCCTTATAAAAAAGGTGGAAAAGTATTACAAAAACAATCCGGCAGAAGAAAAAGGAAATGGGGAATTGAGCCCGGAACATCAAAGCTGCACACATTAGAGAAGGGTAGGGAATTTCGCAAAGGTTTAGAGGGAGCACCTGATTTAGAGGATGACTTGTGGGCAAAATACCAAAAAAAGGGATATCTTGTTTTGCCACAATTAGTAGAAGAACAGAGAGCTCGGGATGCAAAAGTAAAGGCTAAAAAGATGGAAAAAACTGGACTTAAAATGCCTAAAGCTGCTGGTGGCAGTTTACCCCTTGGTGAAGGTGGGAAGAAAAAGAAGAAAACTACTAATATGCCACATGGGGCGATGATGAAGGAAAGGGGTGTAGTGTTTAAGGGGAAAAAACAGATAAAACCTAAGTATAAAAAAGCACAATTATTAAAAAAATAAATGGCTAAAAAGAATACAGATACAGTTCCGGCAATGCTCACACCGGGTGAGGTTGTTTTGAACGCTAAACAGCAGAAAAGGTTAGGGGAGCTTTTTGGTATGCCATCTTCTGATATTTTTAAAAAAATTGGTGTTCCGGGTTTTGCAAAGGGAGGTAAGGTTTTAAAAAGTTCTAAAAATTATCAAGCTGGTGGAATAGCAAACACACCAATTGTTGGTAAACAAAAGATTAGAAGGTCACCATTTCTTGCTCAAATGAGAGAACTGGTAAAGATGTCAAAGGGTGGTAAGGTTGGAAGTTCTAAACGCTCAGACATATACAGAGGTATTTATTTAGCTAAAATGAGGAACAGATAATGGAAGATAAAGCAGTAGAGTTAAATGTTGATAATATGGCTACAAAGGCTGACATGGCAGAAACTAAAGCCGAAAAGATTTTAGAGAGCAATACTGAACAGGTAGAGACACCTGAACAAAGTAGTATTGTTGAACAAGATGGAGAAATCTATCTTGTAGATGATTCAGCTGAATCGGAACCGGAAGCTACCCCAGATGATGGACAAGTAGCATCGGATAATCAGGAAGCAGAAGAAACATCCACTAAAGAGTATCCTGAAATGTATCAGGGTAAATCACTCGATGAAGTTGTCGAGATGCACCAGAACGCTCAACGCAAAATCTCTGAACAGGGTGACGAGCTGGGTCAGTTGCGAAGTACAATCGAATCTAAACCAAAAGAGATGAATGAAAAAGAAGTGTTTAATCAGATATCATCTGATGAAATACGCAATGCTCTACATGGTGAAAGGGATAAACTCAGCAATCTTGACCAGTACGACCCGGACTATAATGACCAGAAGGTTGTTGTGGACAATATGGAGAGGGATTTAATGATTAAAACCAGCGAAGAAGCAGTTCAAACCAGAATGAATGAATCGGATAATCGTGCATTTATGCAGGAACAGTCTGAGCAGTTCAAACAGGATGGTGTTGAAATAGATGACAACGATTTCGGGCAGCTCACTGAACAGGCAATGAATTATACAACTAATGGTCGATTAGATGGAAATTCATACGCTAAGGCACTAATTGATGTATATGGCATGGATATGGTGACTAAGCATTATGCAGTTCAGGGGGAGCAAAAGGCGAGAAACGACATAGCCTCTGCATCAAATAAAGTCGTAGAGAGGGTAGATGTAACAGGTTCCGGCAAAAATGCCAAACTTGTACGATTAAACGATATGTCTTCACCCGAGCGTAGAAAGTTGTTGCAGAACTTATCTGACACAGATTTGAACAGGCTTGTCAAAAATATGAGTTAAACTAAAAGGAGAAAAATCTCATGGAATCCTCACAATCCTTTATTGCGAATGTTGAAGTTCTAAACGAGAAGCTTCGAAGAGAATCTTGGTATAACACATTTTTCGCTAAATTTAGTGGCAATGTTGACATTAGTAAGGACGATAATGGTAACCCGATGTATCAACCATCTGGCAAACCAATTGAAATCCTGAACCAGTTTATTTCACAAGGAAGAGATAATATGCTCATTCCTTTCCTGAAAAGACTTTCAGGAGCACCTGTTATGGGTGATACTGTTCTTAAAGGTACTGGTGAAGACCAGACGATGAATTGGTTGCGTTCTTATGTTAACCAGACACGAAAAGCAGTGATGAAGAAATCAGGTTCTATGTCGGAGCAACGACAGAAGGTTTTTAAACTCTATGAAGCAGCACAACCACAGCTGTCAGAATGGGTATCCCAATGGGAGAACCAATCTATTTTCCAAGCTTTTTATGAGGGTGTTTCACCCAACTTGAGCTATGGAACAAACAGCGATGGTCTTGGAATTGCGAAACGCTATCATCCAAACTGGTATATGTGTACTGATACTACAGCTGGTACTCTTGCAGCAGTCGCTGCGACTGAAGGTACACTTGCGACAAATGGTGAACTTGATGCTGATATTATTACTGGTGTCACTTGTGATGGTGCAATGACATCGGCATTACTAAGAAAGCTGAGAGTAAAATGTATGCAACTCAGAATCCCACAAATAGTGACCAAATCTGGTTATAAATTTTGGGCTTTGGTTTGTCATCCACAAACTCTTGCAAAACTCTGGACTGACAGCACATTTCAAAATGCTCAGAGGGAAGCTTGGTCTACAAAGATGCTTGATTCACCGGAACTTAATGGTGCTGTTGCATCATATGCCGGGTTCTGCATTTATGAAGACATTGTTGGTATTCGCCAATGGCATAATACTAATATTGGTGTAGATGGTGTTACAGGTACTTTCTTTGGGACAACACACGCCCAAAGAATGGAACCAACAGCTTTGGCAACAACTTACCCATACAACTCAATTGTATTTGGTAATTCAGCTATCGGTAAGGGCGTTGCAGAAGCAGTGCATTTCACCGATGAAGTTGATGACCACAAGAACACAATTGAAGTCGGTGCAGCCATGATAAATGGCTACAACCGGGCTGATTTTGTTGCTGAAAGTGTTTCTGGTGATGGAACACTTGGCTCTACGACAGTATTCTCAAAAGCTAATACAATTTCTAAGGAATTTGATACAGCTGGTGTTGCTGCTACTAACCAAAGTTCGCTAATCATAGCGACCATGGATAATTAGGAGATTGAATAATGGCTAAAAGTGCACAAATGTACAAAGAAGCATATGGCGATGAAACTATCTACATAACATCTACAGGTAATTATGATTACTCTGGAGCTGGTTGGAGAGCTGGAGATAAAACCATTCTGGTTAATGTAGCGATGGCTGATGGTAATTTTATTAGATTACCTGAAGCAACTACCGACCATCTTGGACTTCATGTCAAGGTGGTGCTTGGTATAGCTGTTTTAGATAGACTGTATGTTGGTTTTGTAGATTCAGTTATTCAAGGTGCTGCTGTAGCAGTAGGTGATACTGATGAAGGTCAAGGAAGTTCTTTGGACTATGCTACTTTCATAGCTGACAATGGCGATGGATATAATTCGATTAAATTCGATTTAGATACTGTTGCGTTTGCTGGTGGTACAGGTGGTACAGTATTAGATTTCTGGTATACAGGAGCTGCTGATGTGGTTCTTTATAAAGGAAATTTAATTTCTGAAATTGATAACCCAACAATTGCAACTCACGCTACTACAACTGCTGTGAATGCTTATTAAAAATCTGAAATCTGAGAGGTAATAGCTCAGTATAAAGACAAGGTTTGGGGAGGCTCGATACCTCCCCTGACCACTAAATTGAAACATAAAAGGAGAAATTTATGACTGTAATAGATGGCGATATTCAACAAATCTCCCTTGGGCAGGGTGGTTCAGTCTATGAGAGTGGAACAACAGCAATAACACCACCTTCAGGTAAAAACATGATATCAATAACTGCTGTAGGTGGTGATGCAGTATTTGGTAAACTGATACCAAGCATTAAAAATGGTACAATAATTGGTAATACAACTACATCCTCTGATTATAATGGAGATGCGTTTACCACATTGACTGAGGGTGTTACGATATATGGCAATTGGGAGGGGCTTACATTGTCTTCAGGTGCTGTAATCGCTTATTTCGGATAGTCATGCCATTAGGATTATCTAAATCAATAGTCAGTACTTCTGGAGGAGATAAGTATACAAGAAGTTATATAAAGGATAACCTCAAACTTTATATGCCATATCGTGGCACAGATAATTCTGAAGTCCAATTCGTAGGCACAGGTTCTACCAGCCTTGATGGTCTTAATGACTATATAGACTTTGGAAGTGATATTAATTTAGGTACTTTATCTACTATTTCACTTTGGGTAGGTGGATTATCAAGCACTTCAGACACAAGATACATCTTTGGTTCGGCAACAGCAAACCATTTTGAATTAAGACAGCAGGGTGCAGCAAAGCAATTAACAGTTATAATGGGAGCATCAGGTGATAATGATATATATACATATGCTTTTGATAATTCTGACTGGACTCATCTTGCTTTTGTACGCATTTCTACGACACAATGGACAGTATATATAAATGGAGTTCTTGTAGATACATTAACAGATTCTGATTGGAGTAATGACGATACTAAGATTAGATATATAGGAAGAAATAGTGCAGGATATTATCTTCAAGCTAAAATGAAAAATGTAGCCCTCTGGAATCGTGCTTTAACTGCTACAGAAGTACAGAATGTGATGTATAAGACATATGCAGAAGTAAGTGGCAGACTTGCATCTGGACTTGTGAGTTGGTGGGCTTTGGATGCTACAAGTTTGGGGAGCAATATTCTTGGGAGTTGGACTAATAGTGGTTCATCTCCTTGGACTACTTGGAATGCACCATCTGCTACCTCTGTATTAGAAGCTGATAGTGATGGTAGTGCCACTATGATTGCAACAAATCCATTTACAGCAGTATCAGGGAAAATATATCAACCTTCATTTAATTTAACATTAAATACTGGTAGTCTCCCAGATTGGTCAATAAGAGAAACAACAACAGGTACTATTGGAGATGGTGTAAGTTTTGGCACATCTACATCTGGAGCTAATACAGGAAGCTGGGCAGCTCCTTCATCAAAAACTATGTATTTATTTTTTAGCGTAAGTAGTGTTATATCTAATTTTAGTTTATCAGATATTTCAATTAAAGAAGTCCAAACTGAAGACCTAAAAGGCTCTAATGATGGAACTGTATATGGTGCTACAATAGATACAGACCTATATGGCTCTGACACCCCTGTAAAGCCAAGAGCGGTGGATAACTCGCCAAAAGTACAAGCAGATGCGATTGGAAGTGGGAGTGCGAGTTTTACTGCGAGTAATGATGACTATATAGACTGTGGTGATGCAGTTTCAAGTATAAACTCTTATCCATTTTCAGTAACAGGATGGTTCAAAGCAGAGACTAAAGCTGGAGATGGTCATATATTTACTATTAATGATAAAAGTACAGATAATGTAAAATATGGAGTTATGGTTAGGCATACTTCTGGTGAAGGAGAATTAAGAATATTTGCTCAAAATACTACAAGTGAACCAGCCACTACTACTGGTGCTAACGAATTTAATGATGATAACTGGCATCATTTTGCATCTGTATATGAAAGTGCAACTAATATGAAACTTTATGCAGATGGCGTACATCGTGTTACACAGACTGATAGTGTAACATTCAATAGTGCTACTGATTCATTTGTAATAGGAATAGATAATGAAAATAGTGGTTTAGGTAAAGAATTTCAAGGAGAGATATGTCAAGTAGGTATATGGCAAGGTGCATTAACCCAAGAGAAAATCCAATCTATAATGGAGAAGACTTTTGAAGAATTGACTGCTACTGAGAAGAGTAGTTTGGGGAGTGAGTTGGTAACTAATGGCACTTTTGATTCAGGTTATACAGGATGGACTGCTTCCAGTAGTGCAGACTTGTCATCTGTTTCAGGTGGTAGAAGTGGTAATTGTTTTAAGATTCTTGAAGATGGTTCAGACAATCCTCGGGCTTATGATACTATAACGACAGTAGCCAATAAAGTTTATAAATTTGTATTTTATCATAAGGATATAGATTCTGTTGGGACTACTCCTTATTACGCTATATGGGATGATTCTAATAGTGCATATATATATGGATTAACATTACTTCCAGAAACTATTTCTTCATCATCTTGGGTAAGGCAAGTAGTTTATTTTGCGACACCATCTGCTTGTACTTCTGTGTACATATATTTAATACATAACGCATCATCGGGTGCAGGTACAGCAACATATTTTGATGATGTATCTGTCAAAGAAGTCACCCACGACTTAGTCTCATATTGGGCTTTGGATGAGGGTCTAAAGACTTTGAGTTTTGATTCTAATGATAGGGTTGAAACAGGAGCAGATGGTACTCTTGCAGATGCTACATACTCTTGGTGGATGAAAGCATCAGACACTACTTCTAACAGGCAGACGGCAATATTTGGGCACGGAAGTACATCTATAGGGGCTTTCCATATTCAATTTGATTCAAGCAGACCTCTTCTATATATGAATAGTTCTTGGTATAGATATTTTGCTGATACTTCTGCACAAGATGATGGGAAATGGCATCATTGGATGGTGTTTATAGACGCTGATGATATTACAGGATGTACACTTTATGTAGATGGAGTCGCTATTTCAGTAAGTACTACCTCTACTGGTAGTGGGTCTGCAAATGCTTATACTCAAAGTTTAACAATAGGAAGTCACAACACAAGTGCTAGTGGGGCTCAATTTTTAGGAGAAATGGCTCAATTTGCAGTATGGTCTGGAGATAAGACAAGTAATGCACTTGCTATGACTAATGAAGCTATAGATGCAGATTGGACTGATAATTATTCTGATGATATGACTGGATATTGGAAAATGGATAATGCAAGTACAGTAACAGATTTAAGTGGTCAAGGTAATAATGGGACTGTAGTAGATGCTACTCTTGTAGATGGAGCAGTTCTTGATAAGACTTCAAATAATAATGATGGAGCAATGAATTAATGGCTACCACAATATCATCAGGAACTAATCCTTACAAACTTGGCTCTCCTCCAGATTTTGGTACTCTCTATAGTGGCAGGGCTTTAGAGTTTGATGGTGTTAGTGATTATTTCGGATTTACGAAAATTGAAAATCTTACAGAAGCCACTGTTGCTTTTTGGTTAAAAACAACAAATGCTGGTGGTGGACTAATATATAATACAGGTAATGCTGCTGCATTAACACACGTACGATACTCGTCAGGTAAGATTTCAGTAATAAATGATACTAATCCCACAGGCGATATAGCAATAAGCGATGGTAATTGGCATAGAGTAATAATATTATTCAAACAAAACGGGTCAGGTGCAGATTATTCTCTTTATATTGATGGAGTCGAAGATACTGCTGGTACTTTTCCTGCAACAGGAGTTGGTAGCTATAGTGATGTAGATTTTGAAAGATTTGGGTTCTCTACTTTCTATTTTGATGGGTCTATGACTGATTGTCAAATATGGGATAAAAATTGGTCTTTATCAGATGTACAATATGACTATACACATCCAGAGAAACTAATCACAGACAATAGTGCAGTAACATCTGGTACTACCATATCCAATCTAAAGGCGTGGTATCCTTGTACAGAAGGTAATCCTCGTTCACCCCAGACTACAGTATTTGATGGTTCTCCTAAAGAGTTGGGGAGTGAGTTAATTGGAGATGGAGGATTTGAAAGTGGTACAGATAGTTGGAACTATACGAATACAACTATAAGTCAGTCAACTGATTATGTTAAGAGTGGTACTTATTCATTAAAAGCAGTTCAGAGTGGTGGCTCTTCTGATAGAACCTATAAAGCTTTTACGGCTGTTGTAGGTAAGACATATAAGTTCTCATTTGATACATATAAACCGTCAAGTGGACAAGATGTTGCATATATTATGAGAGTTGCAACTGCATCTGACCACGATACTCCAGTTAGTGAAACTATATCAACATTAGATGCTTGGGTGAATACAACTGGATATTTTACTGCTACTCAAACTGCATTTTTTATAGTTGCTATTCCTCATAATGATTCTGCTGGAAATGATACGGTTTATATAGATAATGTATCAGTCAAAGAAGTCAAAATGGGCAATCATGGTACTACTACTTTTATTGGGGATGAGTTAAATGCACAAGCAAATGCTATTACTCCTTCAGGCTCTTCTGCAAGTGAAGCAAACGATGCAGCTGGATGGACTAATGCTGGAATGAGTACTCTTGCATCAGATACTAGTTACGAAACAACTGGTACATATTCTTTAAAAATAGTAGCTTCGAGTAATGGTCAATATGCTCATACTAATTTTACAACAGTTGCAGGAAGGAGTTATAGATTCTCTTGGGATAGAACAATTACTAACCATGATGCCCAGTCTAAATTTGATTTTAAAGTAGGAACAAGTGCAAATAATAATTCTCTTGGAGAAATAGATTCTTATGCTTCCAACACAGGAACTGGCACGATAACAGGTGAATATGTAGACATTGTAGCAACCACAACATCTACCTTTTTTACAGTTGCAGAAGATGGGTCTGATAATGATGGGATTTTGTATTTAGACAATTTATCTGTCAAAGAAATAGGTGTCGCCACAGGCTGGACAACTGCCGATGCAGAGCCTTTAATTCCACAGACAGCTTTGATGGGGATGAGTAAGCCTATGGTGTTTGATGGTTCTAAAAATTATGTAATACTAGATTCGTCCATTGCTATCACTAATGCACAATGGACTCTTTCTGGTTGGTATTATTTTAAATCATTTTCAGACCCACAGGGTTATCCTCATTTATTTAGTTTAAATGTTGCTTCTGTTAGTTATATTAGAATTAAAGATGATGGTAGTGAGCTGTATTTAGAGACAGATTCTAATGGAGATGACGCAACTCTTGTTTTTACTACTGAATTATCTATCAACACTTGGTATCATATAGTTGTAACAAGGAATGGTGATGTATGGGGGTCATACTTAAATGGTACTTATAAAGCTTTTGCTGATGAAACAAGTGGGGGTAATTCTCTTACTATAGATAGATTTGGTGGTGAAGGTAATGATAGTAGAACATTAAATGGTATGATAAACGAAGTTTCTATATGGGATGATGTTTTAACTCTTGCAGAAGTACAAGAATTATTCAATGATGGAGTACCTTTGGATGCTACTACACATTCTGCCTCTGGTGATGACTTAGTTGGATACTGGAGAAATGATGGGGCATCAAGTTGGGAAGATAGGAAAGGTTCAAATGATGGCACTCCTACTGGCTCTCCAGACACAATCCTCCTCCCAGAAGGCACTACCACAGGCAAAGACATATTAGGCTTTCCACTCACACATACGAATAATGGGTGGCTGAATCTTGATGGGCAATCTATTACTGGTCATTTAGATTATAAACAATATGTAGATTTTACTGAGATAGATTTAGGAGAATTATGCACACTGTCTTGCTGGGCAAAGAGAGATAATACTACTAATAATGAAATGGTATTTGGTAATGATGCAAGTTATGTTTTTTATTTTAATGGAGCAAATGATGTTACTATCAGAGTAGATGATACTAATGTTCTTACATTTGATGTTGCTGATGTACAAACTGCTTTAGCGAGAACTAATTGGGTATACTGGACATTTGTAAGAGATACTACAACAACAGGTAAGTTGTATGTGGACGGAGTTTTAGAGGATTCTGATACTAATGGTAGCATAAGTGGGACAACTGCTATCTCAAAGATAGGTTCTGATGATGATGGTCAATATTGCTTTGCTGGTAGTATAGATGAATCTCGTGCATACAACAGAGCATTATCAGCAACAGAAATTTTAAAGAATTATAAACATGGGTTAAGCAAACATTCATAGGAAAATATTATGGCACATTACGAATTATACATTTGTTTAAAGAAAACTACATACGAGTCAGCAGTACCGAGTGTACTACAACCAAAACTGGGATGGAAGGTACTGGCAGATGACAGACCTACTGATTCTAATACAGTAGCAGAGATTAAGGCTTGGATGGATTCAAAGAGCCTTAGTTATGCATCAGATGACCTGAAAGCAGATTTGCTTGATAAGGTCGATTCTACTCCTACTGAGGCATATACACCAACTTGGAAAGAAAGTGCCTTCAAGGGCAAATTAGGGGCTCCTAGAGTGAGTCTGGATGGTAACTTGATTATAGTAAAGGGTGAGTTCAGCGTAAAAGAGGGTGAACTAACTGCTATAGTAGCTTTAGGTTCTGGTATGGATTATCCTAATAACTCTGTATTAACTAAGACAGAAGCACAGACTCTGGCAAATGGCAGTCTGTTTACAGTGAGTGAATGATGATAGAGATATTTGCTGAATATGGTGTAATTGGAGTAATGGTAATGTTATTTGCAGGTCAGATGGTATTCTTACAAAAGACTCTTATGTCTAAGTTGGGTGAGATAGAGGAGATAACTATCAAGCTTATAGATAGATGGAATCAAACAGACGATAGAGCTGATAGAAGACATGAGAAGATACTTGGACAAATGAATTATCTTACAGACGATGTTAATTTCCTTAAAGGCAGAATCAATGGAGGTGGAGGTAGGACATGAATGACAGTTTAAATGTACAACCTCTGATGATTAAGACTCCAATATTAGAGGTAGAAGCTGATTATGGACATCCAGTTATAGATGGATTTATGATAGTATTTGTTGTAGCAGTAGTATTTTGTTTTTGGAAGGCAGTTAAGAAGTGGGAAAAGAAATGATAGATTTAATTTTTATTGCACTAATATTAATATGTTTGTTTTTTCTGAGCAAATTCTGTAGGGAGAATTAAGTGGACAGTTTAAAAGTTAGTGGTATTACTACAGGTTTAGGATTAGTATATTGGATTGATATTTTATCGGCTGTACTGATGTGTGTAATGTTTGGTGTAAACA